CGCTTGATGATTGTTCTATTTTCCGATAGAACTTTAGGTAGAGTTATAGGTTTCGATAGAGATAGGGGAACGGTAAAGAATACGACTTATATAGAATCCATGTTTAATGCACCCTTGAATCCAGTAATAAAATGGAGTCTTGCCAATTGGTTTAATAAAAATAAAAAACAAAAGGAACATATTATTGATATGTTTGGTGGTAAAAAGAAATTTAATGATTATGTGAAGGAAATCGAAAATATACGAACCTTTAAGGGGGTAGTAGAGATGTCGAATACGCGAAAGATTAAACAATTCGAACAAGCGAAAAAATCACGTACAAGAAGTAAACCACGTACATCTAATAAAGCAGAAACAAATACAGATATACAGACAAATGTGGCTACATTTACAAAGGAAACACGTGACTCAATATCATACTCACTTATATATGTTTTTTTTTCATTATAAATATTTTTGAGGATAAAATACTAAAAAATGAGTTGTATCTATTTCTAAAAAATTAATATATTTTTCATATGAATCTATATTGATAAAACAATTTTCGTCAATGTTTTCATCATCGAACTTTATAGAAGAATGGGGACCGTCGTTTTCTTTACGTTCAGAGTAATATTTAGTATTATCGTTTGAAGAAGAAGAAGAAGAAGATATGTCACTGAATATTACTGATACAGTTCTTTCTTTATGCGTACCAAGAAATCCTGTAATGTTTTCTGTTGTGAATGTGTTTTTCAAAGTAGAGGATGATTCTAAGAGTTTCGAAAGAATGTATACAGCACTTGCTTCATTAAATCGACAAGTGTCAAGTTGTATACCTATAGTTTTTAATTCACTTTTTGTCATCTCTTTTTGAATATCGTCAATAATTTTGTCATAACTTGTAGTTGCAGAGCTTTTTATAGTAACTCTAATATCATTTTCATCAAATTTAGTATCTTTTGGTGGCATATTATTGTTTATATAATCATAAAATAATTCAATAAAAATATTATCCTTTATTCGCGTATATTTTTTGCTAATGTTAGGAGAAATGAAAAAAGAAGTGAATACTAAACATTCATGTCTTTTTCCCCATGGATTTACACCTAACTTAAAAGTGTCAAAATTAAAATTTATCAATTTTTTTTTATCTATTGTTGGTAAAACTGTTTTAATTACTTCACTGTGACAATATGGGTGTAGTAAAAGTATAGAAGCTGACTCGTAACAGATAATATCATCTTTTTTAGATTTTTTTTCAGATAATTTTTTAGTAAAAATAATGGAAGTTGTGAATTCAAATCTGTTAAATAAATTTAACAATTCACGTATACAAAACATAATTAATTTTATCGTAGGATTAAGTTTATTGTGTTTATTGTCTGTATTGTCATCTTTTTCTAATACATAAAGAAGAGATTGTAATGAACTTACTAAATACTGTACAATAGATTTGTAAGAATCAATTTGAATATTAAACACTTTTTCGTTATCTTTATTGTTTTTGTTGTTTGCATATTTGACGGTTTTATCCAATATTTTTTCATAATCTGTCAATGTATACGTTTTAAAATACATTTTAGTATGTTTAAATTCAACAACTTCTTCTCGTTTCAAAAGCCCATTAAAAATTTTTTTAGGATTAAAATTGTAATGAATCATATAATATAATAGAAATGATGTAGATATAAAACCAAAACTGTACTTTGCTATTTTTTTAAGTAATTTTAAATTAATTTTAAAGTATTTTTCATTGTAACGAACCACTTTGTTTTTGACTGATCCTTTTACGAAAGTTCTTGAAGTTTTCAATTTTAATTTTTTTCGTGTTTCTTTTAGTTTTTCTAACATTTTTAATATACTTTATATATATTTTAATTGAAAAAAAATAATTGTTATTAACAACATTGTTTCCGACAAAAACTATACAACAATATAAGACCATCAAGGATAAAATTTTAATGGTGAAATATCTCGTATTGATTCATTTAAAGTAATATTCATTCCAATCGCAATTTTCTTTTTTTTCGTAAGAAATCCTGATAATGTTAGGTTTCTTTTCTTGGTATTATTGGTATCGAGGTCACGATTTTGTGTAAGTTCTGCATGAAATTGTTCGTAAAGACGAATATCTACTTCATTGTTTTCTTGATACAAATATTTTTCTGCCAATGAGTATTTTTCATCTGTATTCATGTTACTAGATTCTGTAAAATAAAAATAGTTTTCTAATAAAACATCAATTTTTTCTTGGATTTTGTATTCTGACATTGTATTGTTTTAATTATGAAGAAATATCAAAATCTTGTAACTTCATTTTAATGTTAAAGTCAAATCCGTTTTTTACCAGTCGAATAAAAAAAACATGTGACAAAGAAAATTCTCGGTTCTAGAAAAAAAATGTTATTATATTAGTAAATAAATACAATGTGCGATAAAACATCTAATAATAAATACCCAGATTGTCCACCACGCATGGCTGACGGTCGTCATTTTACGGATTACCGCTCTCAAACAGATGCCTGTTTTGATATGTCTAAATTAAACGCAAAATTAAATAGTTATGAATTTCGTCAATTTATGATCGAAAATGGTTCACGCATTATTGCAATTAACAACAACGAATCATCTTTATTGAATTCTTGTGCACCATGTGGACAAAAAGATACAATGTTCAATAGTCATGACAATTGTATTAATCACACTCCATTCAACAATAAAAACATTTCTCAAAACAATAATTGTCTACCTAAGTCCATATATCCAGTTAATTTTCAAAATAAAAATTTTAATAATTTGCAACGATACACCAATCCATCTGGTGGTATTCCCAAATTATAAATATAAAAATAATTTCTTGTATATAGAGTAAACATAAAATGTCCGGAATATCATCTGAAGAATTACGTGTTCTCTTATTGAAAAAACTTTTGGGAATCATAGGAATCAATTGTCAAAATTTATCTGATTTGCATCATCGTATGATATCAAGAGATATTCTCTTAGATAAACAAGTAATAAAGCAATTTGACGGAATGAAAGACTTGTTAAAAACACAATATCATAGTGATATGTTCACTTGTCTACATAACAATTCAACATCGAAACAAAAATTTCCTGGTGTATGTATGTTACGACAACTTATGAAAGCAAATGGATTGAATTTACAACCACGTGTATTCTCCAATGGATATAACAAAGAAACAGGTGAAAAAATCGTTCGACGGAATTTTGTTATTATTCCAGTAGATTGACACTGACATATGAGTATAATTAAAATTACAGATAGATTTTACATAGAAGTATTTAAATTTTGCGTTTTATTTATTTTTATTGGAATTATTTTTTCAAACAAAATTAACGGATAAACATTAAATAAAGAAAAGAAGTAAGACTATCATTATTTTTTTCAATAAGATGAACAATGCTGTCTACTACTACTACCAATAGTCCTCATCGTACTATCAATTCTCCCGGTAGTCCTACAACTCGGGAAGATGATCCATTGAAAAATATCATTGGCAAAAAAACAAGTTTTAAAAATTTGTACAATGTCATCTTTTTCAAATCAAAAGAAGAATATCCTTCTAAAGTTTATTTACAACGTTACATAAAATTTGTGAAAAAGAATTTGAATTTTTATTCTGAATATTTCAAAGAACAGAGACTGCAATATTTGGCTATTATTGAGATGACATCACGTGGTAACCAATGTCGCTTAGCATTGCTTTCTGATAACATTGAAGCCTCAAGATTAAATATTGTTATTCGTGAATCACTTTCACTATATGAAGATGATTCTTTTGAAGAAAATAATTCTGTTGAAGAAGAGTTACTGACACTTGAGACAGATGTTTGTTTCACACCGAGTAAGACATATTCACAAGTAATTGCATGTAATGACTCTATCAATAATTCGAATGGTAGTACAACAAATTGTACCGTTGATACAGACAATACAAGGCTTACCATTGAGATGAAAGCAGATCTTTCAGAAACACATTCGTCTTCTCCAGTCACTCAACTTAGTTTGGGTACTATGACAGACGAAATTGCGAAAAGTCATGAAGAAAAAGAACAAAATAATTTAGTTCAAACTGTATTTTCTTTACCACCAGAGGCATTCATTCGTGCATGTGAAAAACTTGGAATTGAAAAACTCTCTACTCTCATTGAAAAGTTTTCTCATGCAAAGCAATTGCTTGAATTGTAAAACGAAACGAATATAAGGATTACCGAATTTTAAAAAATAAAACGTATCTGTAAAAATGGAATTTATGAATGAAAAAATAAAAGAACCTAGTGAAAAAGTGGAAAGTCAATTAAAAATGGAATTAAAAACTGTACAAGCAAACATTATAAGAGTATTGATAGAAGCCTTGAAAGAAATATTACCTGATGCAAATATGGAATTTACATCGAAAGGAGTTAAAATTATATCAATGGATTCATCACATACTGTATTAGTACATTTGCGTTTAACAGGCACACAATTTGAGCACTATCATTGTCCTGAAAAAATAATTGTTGGTGTAAATATGCTGAATTTTTTTAAATTAATAAAAACTATGAATAATAATGATACATTGACTTTGTATATTGAAAACAATGATTCAAGTCGTTTAGGAATCAAAATTGAAAATGGAGATAAAAATACAATTACAAATTTCAAATTGAATTTACTTGATTTAGATGAAGAAGTAATTGAAGTACCACCAGCTAAATTTACTTCTGTAATAAATATACCATCCAGTGATTTTCAGAAAATTTGTCGTGACATGAATAATTTATCAAACTTGATTGAAATTAAAAGTGTTTCAAGTCAATTGATTTTTGAATGTACAGGAGATTTTGCATCACAACAAACAATCATGGGTGAATCTGCTTCAAATGGTATTTCTTATGTTGAAACACCACGTACTCATGAAATTGTTCAAGGTGTATTTTCTTTAAAACATTTGGTTTTATTTACAAAATGTACTAATTTATGCAATAGTATTCAAATGTACATGGAAAATGATTATCCTTTGGTACTTGCCTACCAAGTTGGTAGTTTAGGAGAAATTAAATTCTGTTTGGCTCCCAAAAAAACATAGTTAGTGTCTCCAAAAATTAATAATTTGACTTTATTTAATTTTTCTACGTTTTTTCTTTGTTTTGCCGTTCCACTATCTCTATCGAAACCTATAACTCTACCTAAAGTTCTATCGGAAAATAGAACAATCATCAAGCGTTTAAAGTCTGATAAGATAAATTTACAGCCCAGGAACCTCTGGCTGCCAAGAAATGTTATGTCGGTCAAAATGACCGACAGAGAAGTGTAAACGGGCGATCTTGGTTCTCGATCTCTCGTATTTTACTACGCACTGACTTTTATGTTTACACTTCTGAATAATAATAAGTGTCTTGTCTTTAAGTACTTTTCTGCCGACTAAGGATAATTTTTTTGACACTGTTTTTTTTGCATTTATAGCTTTTTACATATATAAAGAGAGACTTCGAGCAATCGATTCAACAGTTACGAGCCTTCGTGGGCATGGTGCATGTTGTGGTATATATAAATCCGGTCCCATGCTTCAATCGGGCATCATTCAAAATGATACCAGTAAAAATGTAAAATCATCTTCTGTCAGTCAAAAAGAAGTCATTAATCGACGAAAAGGATGCGACAACCGTGGAGGAGGTAAAATGGATTCAGATGGCCATGTTTTATACAATTTTATACCGATATACTTGTAGAACATTTTTGCAATAAAAAAAACGTTAAAATTACAAAATTATAATATTTTTATTTTTTACTTAATTTTCCTAATTTATACGACAACAAAATTGTATACAACAAAAACAAATACGAAACAATTTGATCAATGATTTGCATATTGGGTATTTTTATGATATGTTTTTCTTCTTTTCTCAAAATACATTTTCGAAATATTTTGATCAAAATTTGTTGAATCACTAAAAATAATAACGCAACAAAAACAAGTTTTGCATTTTCTAAATAAATACTAAAAAGTGGTAAGATTGTAATTAATATGTGCAACAATTCAACAATGCTCGACATATTCATCATCAATGCACCAAAGAATATTGGATTTAATATCAAAATAATCAATGACGCTATCTTGTCAAAAAAAAACAATTTTTCAGTAAAAAATACATATCCTATAAAAATTTGCAAAAGAAATGATAATGTAAAAACAATGTTTTTTGTATTTTTCATTTGTAATAATATCAAACAATATTTATTGATTATGTACTAATTTCTCTCAAGAGAGTAAGTAATCCTAAACAAAAAATACCAAAGTTAAATACAATTACAATGTACGGAATTGTAATCCACTTCTTCGCTGATTCAGAATTTGATTTTTCCAATAATTTACTATAATCTTGAATCAAAAACCAATTCATCAAAAGAGAACACAAAATAAACATTAGACTACATGCAATTAAAAACAAATTATAAAAATGAATTTTTCCCCGATAAAATCGAGAATATCCTAATGCAGCAAATGAAATAGAAGTAAACAATCCAATATTACGCAACGCTGTATGAAACATCATGGTTGAAAAAGTTTCGCTCGACATCTTTATTTATTTATTTATATATTTATTTATATATTTTTTTTAAGAACAATCTATTATTGAAATCATAGGTGATGTTTTTTTCTTTTTCTTTGGTGGAATGATTAATTCGGGCTTTCCCCTTGCATTTTCTATCATTTTCCATGCCGTTTGTAGTTTTACCAATTGTTTCTCAAACCACATACGTTCTCGCGGTATCGTTACAAGAAACACATCTTCAATTTTCCAAAATTTACGATTCACAAACAATATTGTAGATTGTTCTGGATTTTCTCCAATATGCTCCAGTATTTGTTTGGATATCCAATCTTCCACAACGTCTTTTACATTCCTTTCTTCATCTTGCTCCTTCATCAAATCACCTAAAAAAATCCAAGAATAAATATTTTCAGAAGTTAGTTCATTTGCAAATTGTATGGTTATGCCGCATTTTGAAAAATCTTCTCGAGTCACAAAATCTTCCACTTTCTCATATGTTTGAAAATTTACTTCCAAATAATCACAGAAATTCAAATTCGTAACTTCCATCTGCATTTGCATTTGCATAAAATATTTCAACGGTATTTCATGTTTTGTTTCACAAAGTTTACGACTTATTGGACACTTTATCTCCAACAAACGCCCGTAATATTCACTTTTTTCATTCACGACAATGCCGTCTGGAGATGCCCCTAGAAAAGAATATAATGGATGCTGTACACATGAAAATTCTTCTACATTACATTTTATCGTCTTTTCATAATACGCTTTTGCAATTGGCTCAAAAGAAACACCATGAACAAGCGAAGATGCATTTGATTTTTTATGTTCAATCGATACCGATTTGTCCCTTATTAACGAATTGAGACTTGCTTCACTTCCTAACGCTCGATACAAATCACTTGCGGTTATCATATTGTGTCGAAACGCATGCCATTCTATTGATTTTTGTGGATGCTTATTCTGCAAAGTATAGATTTTCGTAATGCTTTCTTTGATTTCTTTGTTTGTTTGGTACAATGATTGAACATTATATACAGAATCAATGGTATTCAAAAATTGTTGTAATTTTTGCAAATTGGTTTCCCAATCAATTAATTTGAATATCCAACTTGATTCATTCATATATTCTTATTACTTTTAAAGTACAGTTATTTATCTTTATTCTTTTTATTCTTATGTTCACAACCAATTTTCATTTTTTTCGACATAAGAATAAAAACATTAATAATATTTAAAATGGAATTAAAAAAAACAATATTCAAAAACCAATTATTCATTCAAGAATCTACAAATTACATTTCCAATTTGAAATCAAACGCA